CCCACACGGGGCCTATCAAATATACCCTTTGCAGAGTTCATGAGTCTTAAGAAATCAGATCCTGAAAAGTTTAAGAAGTTTAGACAGTCAGCTAAGGCAGTAAACTTTGGTGTGCCCGGTGGCCTTGGGGCTAAGTCTCTAATGGAATACGCATCAGCATCGTATGGCGTACAGATGACCTTGGATCAAGCTAAGGAGTGGAAGAACAAGCTAGTCACAGAGGTGTACCCAGAATTAACTAGGTATCTATTTCAGGATGTGCTTGGTGCATTGTGCTTTAATCTACAGTGTGGTGCTGATGAGGTGTGTGATGCGTTCAACCTGAGATCAGCTGGAGTGTACGCATTCAGCCCAATACAAGATGTAGTGTCAGGCAACATGAGGAATAGGAAGGGCACAGGTTACACAGGTGCTTTCAGGCGGCATGTGTGGAACGCACTATCTAAGATAAACAAGGATAGCTCACTAGAGATGCCACTTAGATCCCAGCGAGGTAGCCCTTCACTAAGACGCAGAATATTTGGTAACACTGTGGTTACACTCACAGGGCGTGTGCGTGGTGCTGCTGAATACACAGAGTCGTGCAATACACAATTCCAGGGTTTGGCTTCAGATGGTGCGAAGCTTGCATTGTACGCCGTATCGCAGTTGTACCCGGTTGTTGCATTTGTTCATGATGAGCTTGTGGTTGAGGTGCCTGACGATGAACCTGACAAGCATGGTAGAGTAATAGAATATTTAATGAATACTAGCATGGACAAGGTGCTAGGTGGTTTTGTAAGATCAGAGGTTGAGTGGGTTGTATCTGACACATGGAGTAAGACATGAACTATGAAGTAAAGGACAGTGGTGAGCGTGAGACATTCCCAAGTGGTTCTGTGCGTGACTCTCAGTTTGCTAAGGGCAGGTACGACTTGCTACCATTCTCAGCATTAGAGAGGATTGCCATACACACAGAGTTGGGTGCTATGAAATACGGTGCACGCAATTGGGAGAAGGGTCAACCAATTGCACGCTACATTAATAGTGCTCTACGCCACATAATTAAATATGCAATGGGCTATCGTGATGAGGATCACTTAGCTGCTTGTTGCTGGAATGTAATGGCAGCAATGTGGACTGAGGAAGAAGTTTTATTAAACAATTTACCCGCTGAACTAGGAGAAGGTTATGTTATCAGATCACACAGGGGAAGACAATTCAGGCCTGAAGAACAAAATGTCACAGCACAAGATAATCAAAAAGGAGAGGAGGTTAGAAGCGATAGGAATGCGAAAACAGGGGATGACATATGCGGAGATTGGTCGTGCGATGGGTGTGACAAGGCAAGCTGCGTACAGCTATGTCGAGCGAGAATTCAAAAGCTTGATGAAGGAGGGCAGTGTAGTAGCTGAGAAAGCACTTAGCCTAACACTGGCTAGGTTCGATGAGCTACTAAAGGTATATTATAAGGAGGCAACAGCTGGTAATAGAGAATCACTTCAGTCTGTGTTATCTATCATGGACAGACAGATTAAGATATTAGGACTTGAGGCACCTAAGAAGTCTGAATCTACTGTCACATACCAGACGCTATCAGACCAAGAGCTAATACAACAGGCAGGTATGTGGGGTATCAGTATCCCAATGGACCAGCTGACTGTGCAACCTGAATCCTTGAATGATGGAAACTTTGCAAATCATCCAGATTTATTGCAATAATTCCCAGGTTGGTACGAATAACTAGTGTTGGCTCGTTGGAACCGCTTGTGAAGACGACAACAAAACACCTAGATTAAACCCTGGGTGTTTTTTTTTATTTATTTTTTCTGCTAACCTTGCCGATAGATAAATGTGGAGTAAGATAACCGTACAAGGCTGACGCAGTGTCAACCTGAAACACTTGAGGGAGTGATTACAATGACTACTGTTACTTTAGAATTCAACATGGCAGAAATCAACACTATCAGAAACGCTATTACAACAAAGCTAATAGTGACTGAAGACAACAAAAGACGCTTTAAAAATGCAATAGGTTCAACTAAAACATCAATGGCTCAAAAGTGTATGTTACACGATGAAGTGAGAGATTGTAACAACACTTTAAGTAATCTTAGAAATTTAGAACACAAGATTGATGCTTTTGTATGTAACCAAACAGGGGAGGATATGTAACATGACTCATGATGAATATGTAAAAGCTACTGAGGACTTGGCGTTCAACAGGGAGCTAGCTAGGGATAAGGCTTGGGTAAAATTTGTTGATGCTAGGTCTAGAATCGACCTAGCTTACGACAAAGCTATGGAAAAACTTTGGAATAAACTTTGGGTCAACAATCCAGATAACAGAAAGAAAGAAGGTGTAGTATGACTATTCAATTTGTAAGGAACGATGAAATAATACCTGCATTGCTTGCTAGTGGTCACCTGACCACTGGCAACAAGATAGCCCCTAGGTTGCCCCATGAGAGCACAATCTCTATTGAGGAGGCTAACGAGTGCACTGATAACTATTCAAAGAAATTGTGCACCAATGAGAACCCTTATTACTATATTGAGTCTGATTATATCAATGAAGAAAGCTACTCAATCCCAGGGTTGGAGAAATACGACAAGGTCACAGGTAAGCCTGTTGTAACCCACCTACAGAATTTGCAATACGACTGGATGATGCGTAAGGCCTGCAAGTTGGACTAAGGAACTCCCTTAGTTCACGCAAATGCGTTTCCCTTAACTAAGACTCAATTACTAATTTAAAAGATATTAGTAGTTGAGTTTTTTTGTTAATTAACTTGACACATAAAACAAGCACAGACTATAATCGCATATAGAGAGATTTACTGCCAGAGCGCGAGCGTCAGGCAGGTAAATCTCTTATATACAAATTGCACTAGTCTTCTAGATCTTTTACAAATCCCATTAGTTGGAACATGCTACCACAGTAGGTTTCTAGCTGGACAGGGTTATCCTTGGTTGCAACAAATGTACCATCGTTGCGTTCAATAGTCCAATATTCAACATCACCTCTGAACTTCATCATCGCACCAATAAACTTGTACATCTTACCAAGGTTCAATTGCCAATCACAGATATACTCTGTCTTGTCTTTGAACAGTACATGAATCCTAAAACACATTCCACGCTTAAGCATAGCTTTCTCCCTCAAATTGTGATAATGTAAAACCAATTGATATTATATAACCTCACTGGGAATAAACAATGTCAGCAGCAATGACAAGATTAGAATTAGAAACAAAGTTAAAACAAGCTTACACTATTGCGGAGCTAGCATCAGCACGCAGTATAAAAGGATATTTAGACTCTGTAATTATAGACTCACGCCCTGAACCCAGGCGGTTCGCACATGTCGCACGACCTTGGCAATGGCGTAGAACTGATTACATGATGGCACCTATTGAGGCGTTGTGTGGTTTACGCCCTGAGTTTAAAGGACCTCGTAACACATGGGAAACACTTCCCCGTGGTCACGATAAGACAACAGGACTCGCACGCATATGTAATTGGGTACTAGCGTTCAGTCGTAAACCAATTGAGATAGTTGCAGCAGCGGCAGATTTCGACCAAGCAGCACTACTTGTTGAGTCTATGGCAGCAGAGGCTAGATTGAATCCTTGGTTAGCTAAAAGAATTGTGTATGGTGCTAAGAGGATCAAAGGACCGGGTGGAATACTAAAGATTCTAACTGCGGATAGTGCAACATCATTTGGTCTTAGAGCAGATTTGGTTGTGTGTGACGAAGTCACGCACTGGAAGAAAAGAGACTTGTGGGATACGCTATGGTCAGGTAGGCAGAAGAGACCTGGATCTGTGTTTGTTGTTATCACAAACGCTGGCACACTTGGTTCGTGGCAACATGAGATTGTAGAACAAGTTAAGACTGATGATAGCTGGACAGTCTACGAGGCTAACGGACAATTAGACTCTTGGATGGATGCAGAAGCTATCCAGCGTGATCGAGCACTATTACCTAATGGTGTTGCACGCCGTGTGCTAGACAATGTGTGGATTGACCCAGCAGAAGAGTCAGGTTATCTAACAAGAGCAGAGATAAATTTAGGTACACAGCTAGGTGCAACAAAAAACCTTGTTTATACGACATCCGGTCTGCATGGCATGGAGTATGTTGCTGCAATTGATTATGGAGCCAGAAGAGATAGGACTTCCATGTGTGTTATGCACCGTGATTTGGATGGTGTTTATGTGCTTGACAGAATGGACATTATCCAGGGCACACCACTTGCACCAGTACCAATTGCTACTGTTGATTCATGGATAGAGAATGTAGCGGCTAACTTCAACAATCCCACTATAATTATAGACCCTTGGCAGATGGAAGCCACAGTTCAAAAGTATGAACACAGACTGCGTTGCACTAGATTTGATGGGCGTTCAGGTAAGTCTAATTATGAGATGGCGGAGTTGCTAAGGAGCCTATTAGTCAACAACCAATTAGCGTGGTATTCTGAACCTGCACCACTACAAGTTGGTAAGAGAAAAGAGACACTTGTTGAGGAGATGGCAGGCCTAATAATCAAGACAACAGGTGCCTCGTACAGATTCGACCACACGAATGGCCTGCACGATGACCGCACAGTATCAATGGGCATGGCGCTAGTCACACTAGCTGGTCAACAACAAGTAGGCCCGTGGGTAGCACCTGGTAGCCTGCTCAAACCAGCTCCCACAGATTATAGCCTGCGCACACCTAAGTTCAATGGTATGTTTGGCTTAGGTCTAAAACCGGACAGTGCAGGTCGCAATATATTTGGTTAGCCTGCACTTACCATGTTACAAACTGTGGGCATCGCTGCGCGATAGCCTGCATTGTGTACTATAAAATTGTAGCGGCTCCGCGCCGCCTCCATGCAAAAACATGTAGTGCACTTCGTGCACATCAGTTGTAGTCTGTAGTTGCAGGTCGCTACGCTCCCTGCACAAAAGCGGCGAATTAAAGATATAAATAGTCTTAATCTATTTTTAGTTGCAGGCTATCACCAAACGCTATAAAAATAGGGGTTTCAGCACACCGCGCCGCTGCCTGCACATTAGAGATAAGAGATGTGCGAATATATTTTATTGCCTGCATCGATGTGCACCAAAGCCTATAAATATAGGTGTTTCGTGCAGGCTTCTTTTCTTGCCTGCACAATAGCGGCGAATAACGGATATAACTACTCTCAATATATTAAGACTCAACATGTGCGTTATTATTATTTTGCATGTTCACCAAAGCCTATGTTTATAGGGGTTTCATGACATACATTAGAGACACGCTTAGTGCACTATTACCTATTGCGGATAAGCGTAGTATAAATA